AATTCTAGTTTATATTTATCAGCAGATTCTGGTCTGCCTAATTTATTATAAACTTCATTCCACTGTTCATCAGTAGCTGATTTACCAGGAAGAGGAATCTTATCAGTACCAATCATAGACACTGCATTGATGTAGCTTTTTGCTAACGCATCAAGTTCAGTAAATTTTTCTATGTTTGGATTTGATCTATACTCTTCTGATATTGCTTCTTTCCAAGTCTTACCAGAAGTTGGTTCTGTTGGTTGTTGTGTTGAGCTTAGTATTGGTTTTGTTGTTTCCTGTGTACTTTGTGTTGTTGCACTTGTAACAGGCTGAGTTGCCTCAGTTGTCTGTACTTGTTCTAACATTTTATTTTCCTTTTAGTTTATCATTTAGCAGCATGTTTTTAATAAATAGAAGAACGCTGCGTTGTCCCTCCATATATGCACTCTCATGACTATCCCCTCTAATATTAGTGGTAGCATTATAGTGGCATCTTTTTTCTAAATCTGTCATGATAATTTTACCATCATCAGATTCAAAAACTATTTTATAATATTCTTTTAATTTATTTACTTGATCTTCCATTTGTTTTCCTTTCTTTTTTTATTGTTGTGGATTTAGTAAAGCCTGTGCCTCCGCTGGTAATGCTTTTGCTAATGGTGCTACAGCTCCACCTGCTTGTGCTACTTGTTGTATCTGTTGCATTTGTTGTTGTTGCATCATCTCTTGTTGTTTCTTTTGTCTAATAGCATTTACTTGTGCTTGTGAGTTTAATACTTTAGCTGGTACACCTACAATATCAGCAAGATAGATTACTAATTCATCTATATCAATATGATCAAACACTGGAGATATTTTAGATAGTGATCCAAATATTTCAATAGCTCTCATTACTGATTGTAATTCAGAAGATCTTTGTGCTTTAGCTAAAGGTGATACATATTCAATTTGTATATCTTGACCAGATAAAAATTGTGGTACTGGTTTAAACATTTTTTTTCTAAATAATATTGCAAATGTTCTATCAATCAATGGTCTTAATAATTCTGATTGAAGTCTTCCTAGAACTGGACCAAGTAATCTCATCTTCTCTTCGTTACGTTGTACAACTTCTGTTGCAGTCATTTGTGGACCATTCTGCATCATTAATTGATTTACATAAAATGTATCTCTAATAGCATTTCTTCTTTGCTCTTCCATATTTAAACCTAATGGATTGTTTGCACCAATGTTTAATGGTTCAATTCTATCTCTAGTTCCAGCTCTATAAAAATTTAATCCTCCTGGTATTGTTCTTACTGGTAAAATAAATCCATCATCAGGAACTAATAAAGGAGGATCAACTTGTTTCTGTGCAGCTTTAATAGTTGTCTTAGACATTTCATTTAACATCTTTACATCTGGCAATGCAGTCATTGCAGGTGATCTTCCATAAATTTCAAACGATGCTTTTAAATAACGTGGTACAACATAAGGAAACTCATTAAATCCTGATTGAGATAAATCATGTTTATTATCTAATTCAATATAACAAGATGCAAATGGCATATTCTTTGCGTCTTTCTTTTTAGGATCATAATTTTCTCTAGGATATACAACGTGAAGAATTGTAACTTCTTCATAAGGATCTTTCATTGCAGTTCCTCTTAAAGCATTTGATACATTTTTTTCACCAAATTGTTGTATTGCTGCTCTTGCAGATAATTTAAATTTTCTAAATACTGTATCTATTCTTCCTTTATTATTTTCTGAAATATAAATTTCTCCAATGTGTCTTGTTGAAAATCTTACGATGTCATCTGCATCTTCTTCAATAAACATAGATGCTGTACCAAACGTAATTAGATCATGATACAATTCAAATATTTCTTGTTGGAAGTTTGAACGATTAAATGCTTCATACATTTTTTCAGTTGTGTTTTGTAACCATTCATTTGCTGCATCTTGATCTTGTTCTGGATCTGAATTTTTAAATTTTAATGAGAACCATGGTGTAGATGGGTTCGTAAGCATACCATGTAATGATGCTGCTAATAATTCAACTGCATGTAGTGGAGATGAATCAAATATTAATTCAGATCTTTTATCTCCTTTAGATCTTTGTTTAGTTACATCTGCTTTTCTTGGCATCATGTAATCAGCAACCTCTTGCCAATGCGATTCCCAAGTTTGTCTTTGTGATACTAATTTTGAAAATCTCTTTAAGAGATCTTTAGTTAAATCTGTTTCAGCCATTTCTTATCCTAATAAAGTTGGTGTGCCTAAAGTTGCACCTTCTGAAACGCCTGCAGCTCCAGTTAATATAGTTGGAGATCTACCACGTCTTCTTCTTTTAATTCCTGTAGCGTCAGTTGTTGTTGCTTGAGATACTTCTGCAGTTGTAGGTGCTGATACTGTAGCTGCTACTGGTGAAGCTGAACCTGATGATTTATTTGAACCAAGAGAAGCTGAAAGACCAAATGCTGATGTTACTGGTGTTACTATTGATCCCATATTAAGATCCTAACAAAGTTTTTTTCTCAAGTTTTACATCTGTAAGCAAACCTTTAGAACTTGTTCTTATTCTAGAGTAACTAACATTAGTTCCTCTATCAAATCTTTTTTTAATTCCTTCTACAGTTACATCATGTACTTCTGGTGTTGATTGTTTTACTGGAGATATAATACCTTGCATTTCTGCTGAATGTATTAATTTTTCAAGCATTGAACCAAATCCCATATTACATTCCTCCTAACAAAGTTTTCTTTTCAGTTGTAGCTTGATCAACTAATGGTGATGTTAATATTGTACTTGCTCTTCCTTTGCGTCTTCTTTCAATTGCAGCTTGTTCAGATTGTATTCTTGCTTCTTCTGCTGCTGTAAGAGTTGCTGTAGGTGCTGCTGGCAATGGTTGCACTGGTGGCAACGAAGGCATTTTCGGCGATAAGAATCCCATATTTATATAATCCTATAATCACTATCTGCTACACTTTGCGGTGCAGATTGTCTAGTATTTATTTCTTGGATTCCAACAGCAAGATAACGCATGGCATCACAAGCGTGTGAACTCCAATCATGTACAGGCTTAGATCTAAACATTCTATTCTTGTCTATAAACTTCCTGTGATAATGTCTTAACGCATCTATTAGTTTTTTGCAATGGTCTGTATCAATCCAACATCTTGGTAGTATCATTGTAGTTGCATGGATGCCATCTTCAAATGGAATTTTAGGAACTACTTTAAAATTAATACCTAATTGATAAGCAACCTCACGTCTTGTCTTACCATTACCAAAATCAGTAACTTCAATATCGTGTGGTGCAAAATGATCTTTATAAACATAATCTTTAGTTTTTAACATTTGAATATAATGAGGTAACCCTTGACCACGTTCTTCGTAGTAATCTATTATATTAATTGCTCTTCCCATTTGTTGAAAGAATATAACTGCTGAATGATCTGAAACACCTAGATCCCACGCAGTACTTACTGGTAATGATGGATCATAAGGAACTCTTGTTAGCTGCCTAGCATCTTCTATTTTAGTTATGGTATCTCCATAAACAGCACCTTCTATATTTGCAATCCAATCGCATTCAAATTCTTGTTGGTATTTTTTTTCACCCATTACTTTCTTTGCTGCATCTAATTCTGACTGATCAACTATATTTGTTTGAGATGCTTTAGCTTTATAATGAAACCATTGCTTATCCCCTTGAGCATGTTGAAACAATTCATAGAAGTTATTATTCGTTCCTTGTGGAGTTCCTATAAATACGCACCATCCTTTTCTATCTGACAATGCTGGTCTTATAATTTCTGTAAACAACTTACCTTGCACGTTTGCATACTCATCAATAACGCAACCATCTAAATAGATACCTCGTAATCCATCTGAGTTCTCTGAACCTAACAATGTTATTCTAGCTCCATTAGGTAGATCGCATCGTAATTCTGTTTCATTAAATTTAACGCCAGGGATTAGTACTGTGTATTGTTTCATATAATCCCAAGCAATAGATTTGGCTTGTTTAAA